TGAAGGTACCGGTATATTTTAGGTTTTCAAAACCACCACAAACCAGATATACATTTAATGTCTGTAGGTCACATCGTGTATCAGATAGCTCGAGCTCTCTATAATATTTAAAATCCTCTTTTAAAAAGGTAATTTCGTCAATCTCAACCTTAAAATCATACCTGCGCTCATCTTCCCTGGTCCATGAAAGTTTTAAATCCTTTCCAGAATAATGTGTTACCTCTCTAGGTGATTCCAAAACATCGTTATCTATTTCAAACTTCCACCTCATGGTTTCTTACGATATTTTTTAGTGGTATTGCCTTTTCTAACATAATAATATTCGGGTGTTTCCCAAGCTTTTACTTCATTATCGCGCTCATTTTTATAGCCTTCAAACTCCTTTTCAAAATTTTTATTGAGCTTTACAAGTTCCTTCACCATATCATCATTTTTGGTTGATGCTTCCTCTTTGGATTTTTCTGCCTTTACAGTAATGATGTTTACATGTTTAACAATTTGCATAGTGGTTTCTCCAACTTTAGGAGCATAATATCTTTCCAAGGTTGAATCAAGGTTTCCTCTTCCCATGGCATCCGCAATAAGAGCATCCAATACATGTTTATATTTCCTTTTTTGCTGGCGGTTGGCCACATAAATATCTTCACCATCCTCAAACTCTGCAACACGCTCTCCAGTTTTGGAATTGTACAATCCAAATCCCTTTTCTTCATGCCTTGGTCCATTTAGTTCTAATGGTCCTTCCTCTAAACCACGTCTAAACTTCTGACCGCTTCCAATAGCCTGAAACGCCTTTGTTTTGGCTATGGCAAATGCACCAAACATAGTGGCTATTAAACCTATAGCCAACGGAACCCCAACAAATGGTATTTTTGATGCCCATTTAAATATATTGGTTGATGCAGTAATCATATTACCTAATTGGCTCACACTATCGGCAACTAATTCCGCTTTGGCCAATATAGCTTTCTGTTTTTGGGCTTTTCTAAGTTCCTCCTCTTCTTTTTTCTTTTGCTCTTTCAAAGATTCCAAATCCTTTTGCCTGGCTTCATAATTATTGGCATAACCATCTTCATAGAGTTGCCTTTCCCTATCGAGTTCTTCCTCAACGGTATCGATACTTTCTTGAATGGCATCAAGTTTTTCCCTTTGTTGTTCAATTTCAAGTTGGAAAATGGTATTTAAGGAATCAAATGTGCTTTCAATGGCTGTAGCTACCCCACTAGCAAATTCTTCAGCAGACTTTCCTTGAAGACCTAAAGTTTCAGCTAATTTTCTACTGAAGGATTCCAATGATGAAGTCCAGGCACCTAAGTCATCAATAAGGGTTTTGAATTTTGAATTATCTATATCATCAATGCTTTTGGCTACTTCCTTCAATGCACCAACCGTTTCTAAAATCTCATTAGCCATAGACTCACCAAAGGCTTCACGTAATTTTTGGGCAGCTTCATTTATAGCTTCAACATTATCACTGTTCTTTATGGTATCCAATAATCCATCAAACAAGCCTATATCTTCACCTTGCAATCCCTCTTGATAAGTCTGTAAAACTTCATCCAGATAGTTTTTTTGTAAAACCAATAACTGAAGTTCCTTTAACTTTTCATTGTTAATAATATCCTTGTTGTTGGCTTGGTATATTTTAAGAATGGCATCGGCAATTTCTTTTTCCCTATCAACGCGATCTAAATTTGTGTTTATATCGAAATCGCTTAATTCTTGGTCCTCAGCAGTAGTGCTATAATTTAAAGTAACCTCCAGCTCTTGTTTTTTAAATGCATCATTCGTCTGGTCTATTTGCTTTTGGATTTCAGTTCTAATATCATCCCATTTCTTTTCAATTTGCTCACGTTCCAATTGTGACTCTGTATTATAAACATTAGCAATGGCAGATAGTGCATTAAACTGAACTTTCTCCAGCTCTTCATTATATTTTTCATCTATGCCCTGGATCGTTTTACGAAGTTCCTCATAGGCCAATCCAGTTTCCTGATTGTATATTTTATTGAAATCCTCTCGAAGCTTTTGTTTTTCCTTTTCATTGAGCTTCAAATCATCAATCTGTTTTTTAAAGGTCTCCTTTTCCAAATCAACGTTTCTATTGGCTAATGCTATCTCACGATCACGATTGTTCTCAATCAAACCAATGCGATAATCTTCCTGCTTTTTAATTAGAGATTCAAGAACCGAAGATAGTTTTTCATATTCCTTGATGATGTCATTATTGGTTTTAGTGAAAGTCAATCCCATTTTTTTGCCCAATGCCTCCATCTTTTTCTCTCGTTCTGTTTGGACTTTTAAAAAGTCATCAGATTCTTTTTCCAGTACATTGGCATCTTCAGCATTTCGTATAAGAGCGTTTACTTCAGGGGAAACTTTCAATGCTCCACCTAAAGGAGTAAATGATTTTAAATAATCACCAAAATTGGTTTCTGTTGAATTTCTTTTCTCAAGTGCTTCCTTACTTTTTTCAACAGCTAATTGATAAGCAGCTTCAGCTTGTGCCTTCAATCCCAAATAAGCAATATAATCCGCGCCCTGCTCAATAAGTTTTTTCTCGAGTTCGGTATATGTTTTTACGATGCCAAATGTTTCTCCAAATACTTTATTGTAATCCTCAACGGCATCCTGCTTTTGTTTGAATGATAAACCGCCCTCTTTTACCCTTTCAACTAATATTTTAAGTTTGGCAATCTGTTCACCATACAAATCATTGGCACTTTTATTAATAGCATTCAACCGCTCACTTTCATCACTGGTAATACCAATCCATTTAGAAATATCCTTCCAATGCGTAACCACAAGAGCTATACCACCAATAATAAGTCCAACGCCTAAAAGTTTTGAGAGTGCTACCAAACGTGCGGTTGCAGTAGCTGCTTGGTTGGTGGTAATTGTATATTGTCTCTGTACAAAAGTCAATGCCTTACTTGCTATGGTACCTTTTTTGGTAACTTCTGTTTGTACTGCCTGTAATCCAGCTAAAAGAGCAACCGCACCGTTTAACTTTACAAGTGTTTTTTGTAAATCCTCATCCTCATTTCCAAATAGGGCAGCTGCTCCCTGTGCAGCGCTGAAAACGCCAACCAATCCGCTAACGGCACCAATTAGATTGTCTATGCCTGCGGTGGATTTTGTAACCCGGTTAAGTTCCTCATTGGTATCTTTGATGGCTTTATTATAATCAATGGCTTCTTTGGTTAGTTCGTTCCAACGATCACTCCCACGTTGGCCCTCAAGCTCGAGCTTGGCCATTTCATCCTTTACCTTTCTCAAATCACTTGATAAGGTTTTTGATGTTGTGGATTGTTTAAGAAATTGCTGTTCCTGCTCGGCCAATACAAAAGTAAGGTCATCAACGGTTTTCTTGGCCTCGGTCTGTTCTTGTTTAAGATCGACAAAAGTCTCGGCTTTTTTTTCAGCTAATGGTTTTTGATTATAATCATCAAGTGTTTGATTGACAATATCCAGATATTCCTTTGCTTTTTGAAGTTCGTCTTTAGTTGCCTTGATATCAGATTGAGCCTTAGAAAAGCCTGAGCTGTCAATTTCTTTTAATTTTTCCTGAAAGAAATCGGTAACTATGGCGACCGCTTCAATATCATCCTTCGCCACAGATAATTTGGAAATCAAGAAATCCATGTCTTCAAGGTTCAAATCAATGGAATCCAATCCACCCAAATCCTTATAAAGCTTATTAATTTCATCATTGAACTGCTTCAGCTCTTTATTATCGAATGTCTGTTTGGTATTTTTGGAAACGGATTGTAGTTTCTTGTCAAGACTCTCAAGTGCTTTTCCTTGATCGGTTACTTGGCCAATCTGGTTTTTAACTGCCTTGTTGATTTTCTCGTAATCCTTAACCGTGTTATCGGCATACTGCTGCATGGCCTTTTCACCTTTGGCGATATCCTGAGTGTGTTTTTCCCATAAAACAGAATGGTCCTTAAATTGATTATCTGCTTTACTTAAATCTAATGCAACTTTAAAAAGGATTTCATCATTCATAACGGTACTTATTTAAGTATGTTCCGTTATTGTTGAGCTTCGGAGTAGCTCCTATGATGCCTTACAAATATATTAAAAAAACGGTATCCTAGGATGCTTTGCCTCAAATTCCATGCGCTTCTCATGGTTCTGTATCACATGGTAAAACTCGATTTCATCCATAAATTTAAGACTGTCATATTGCGTGATATCGCCTTTTGCTACAGAAAAAAGCAATGATGACCATTCTTTGTCTATCATTATTTTTTCAATATCCAGATACTGCTCTACTTTTGGTTTTGAGTTTCCTTTGCCTTTTCTAAAATACCCTCCATGAACTTGCTGAAGTCTTTTTTCACGCTGGGAAGCACAGAAAGCACTAACAAAAAAAAACCCGTAAACTCCAAGCCCCCTTCCTGCCAATCGTTTATTTTAGAAGTAATCTGCTCATCTGTAATGGTGCGCCTATCCTCTTTTTCCTCATTAACATATAGTGCACAGTAACGAAGTACCGGTACATCTTTAAAGTTTAGGTTCTTGTCAATCTTATTAACAAGATTATGGATTTTAATGGCGGCATCAGCAAACTTCACGGTCTTGTCCTTGTTGGTACCATTCAGGTCATTGTATGCTGAAATGAGAACGCCCTTTAATGTTTTTGTATTAAGTTCAAAAAGCTCCAGTTCCAGTTTGGAAGCTTCAATGGAGCGTGCAATGGAAAGTTTATCCTCTACAATGTATTTTTTGCCATTGGCCTCAAATGTAAAACCAATCTTAGGCTCTATTGTTCTAAGTACTTCCATATAATCTTTGTGAATAACACGGTTAATGTGATGAATGTGATATGTGCAATAATGCTGTAATGGTCATATAAAATAAAAAAGTACCAAAGCGCGAATTGCCCAGAAGTACAATATTGACATCCCCAAATAGGCATATAAAGATGTTTTCGCCATGTCCTATCATATTTTTCCTTTCCAAAATGTTCATAGCCATATTCGAACCAATCTGCCAATAGATAATCCTTTAGAGTTACATGGTAGAACCAACTCACGGTGGCCAATAAAAAGGCTTCAAATATAAATTCTAACATGCTGCTGGATTTAATACTATTTCTGGTAAACAGTTTTCACTTATTGAATATTCAACCATAAAATCAATTCCAAAGGCTTCGTATGGATGCATCAAATATTTTAGAACGTCTTTTGGGTAGGTATAGCGCTCAAATAATCGGTATTCATTTTCTATGATGTTGGTTGCAGTGACTCGAATCTTAGAAAACTCGGTATCGTTAAAATAACCTTTCTCCAAGGTCTTACGAATTTGTGTAACCAATACATGATTAATGCTTTTACATGTATTGCCCTGGATCAGTTTATTGTTAATCCAGCACACCAAACGAATCTTACTGTTATAATCAAAATAACCACCTTTTCTACCTGAAGGCATGGTACCATAATCCTCAAAATACAAAACTCCTTTTTTTCTGGAGTTAGGTACCAAATCCTTATAGCAACCTGAATTAAAACATTCCTCATAATCGCTATCAATACTAATGGGGAATTTAGAAACCGCAAAAGCGCCTTCAATCTCGGTTGATTGTAGTTTTTCGCCAACTACTACCAATCCCGCCATTTTTTCAATGAACAATAAACCTGAAGGTTGTTCCTCTCCATTGTCGATAGCTGCTAATTTGTCTTTTAATATGGTTGCGATTTGTGATATCATGATTCTATGCGTTTTTCAAATAGTTTACATCCAAAATCCTCTCTTGTAAATAATCCACATGGAGAAAACATTATAGGTGTTTTTGATTTACTCAGTAAACATTTACCTATATTTTTATGAGTTCCCTTCGCCCAATGTTTACAATCACTGCAATTATTTTCCATGTTATAATCCAAATAAATTTTGTCTTAATGTTTCCTGAAGGCGTTCCTGAACGAAATCCTTCAATATACTTTTATCATCACCCTTCAATTTATCGAAGTTTGGAAACCTTGACTTGTTCCAATTAAGTTTATTTTTGGTTTCTTGGTCAACTCCAGCAACACTACCTCCAACTTTTAAACCTTCTTTATAGGTACCAGGTTGTTTCCAACCCCTAAACATGGCTCCAGTAAATGTTAAATTGATAAAACGTATCTGAAGACCTTTGCTTAATCTTAATCGTGCATAGCCCCTAGAATAACTCCTAGAACCAACATTTTCATCAAATCCAGAAGATTGTATGGTCCTTGCCAAAAGAGCCTTACCAGTCAATGCAGCTTCTTCCATGGTAGGCAACATATCCTGAGCCGTTTTTTCAGCGACTTTATTCAGTTTGTCTTGTAATTCTTCTGGTGTCATGGTTTAAAATAAAAATCGTCTTTCCGATTGTCAGTCTTAGAATAATTTAGGCGTTAATGTTAAGAGGATCACCTTTTGAAACAACCATTATTCAGGCCTAGATTGCCGACAAGCAAGCTTCCATTAATCCTCAAAAAATATCACACAATATTTTACGATATAAGTGCTTATATCAGATTCTTGCCCATAGTCATTACCTTTTTGCTATCACAGATAAAGCACTCACTATTGCTAATAGTGGTGTTCTCTGAAAGCCAAAGGATGATATTTCTATATTGTTTATCGAAATGGCTACGTCTGCCATACAAATACTCACGATCACTGAACGTATCAAAGTTTATTTCCCGGCTTGAGAATAGTTTGCCTATTACGAGAACTCCCAATTTGTACCAAAGTGCCATGCCTGCCCTACGGTTATAAGTATCATCGAGCATGAAGCCACAAAGCAAATTATCAATGGAGCAGCTGATGGATACGTTCAATGACATTCCATAAGCAAAACTATCTTTAGTTAAATTGTCAATATCAGTTCCCCTAACACCTTTAGCGGTCAAAAACTTGCCCCTTACCTGTTCAACACCTGAACATCCACAGCTTACATTGTTTTTGAAAGGTTGCATGGTGTTTGGATTGTAAACTATATAATAATCGTTCCTAATGCCATTCTCAACAATCGGTAACGATAGAGGTGATTCAAGTTCATAGAATGTTTTTTCAGCTTCAATTTCAATAACAAATTCATCTTCCATAAGCACATCATTTTTATAAATTTGAAGTGTAATGGATCCTGTGTTATTGAAAAATAAATTAACTGAATTTAGAATGATGGATGCACCATCAACATACTTCGTCTCAAGCATTAAACCAACCAAAGCCATAGTGTTGGCAACTCCACTGTATTTTAACTCTCCAACCCTACCAACAAAGGCCTTGTATTTTTGTTTGTAGTTTTCAGCAATGGCAACTTGAAGGTCACTCTCAAAAAAGTTAACTGCATTTTCATAAAGTGTTTTGAAGTTGGTATGAAGCAGCTCACTGCAACTAAGCGCATTTTTTATTAGCTCTAGGTCGATGCCTTCATGTTCATCTAAGAATAAATTCAGTGAACTTTTTTTTATTTCAGGATACTCAATTGTATAGCATTCACATTCACTCCTGGATAAACCAACCAATCCTTCAAGACATTCTTTCATGGTATTTTGTTTGTTTGGAAATTAATTTCTTTAGGGCTGCTTTATGTATTGGCCTAATACAACCACAGCCCTTCCTTTTAAGTTGTGTAGCGCAAATTGGACTCGAACCAATGACCTACGGATTATGAGTCCGTCGAGCTACCAACTGCTCTATTGCGCGATTTAAAAAAGGGCAGCGTTAAACTGCCCTTTATAATTTATGCTACTTTAGTATAAGATAATATACCTGATACTTGATCAAATACATCTGGTCCAGTACTAACCAATACATCACATCCTACAGGGTTCAAAACAAAGTCGAAGTTTGCTTCAATATAATAAGTGTGAGTGAATCGTTTTCCGGTACAAGAGTACTCATGGTACACATCATATCGCAATCCAGGGATTGTGTTTGATGGCATTGACCAACGCATTTGGCGACCTTCTTTAGGGTTCACCTCTATTGGCGTGTTACCGTTATAGTTTCTAGAAGCAAAAGCATAAGCGCTAGAGCTAATCAAGAAAGTATCATCGGTAATGGCTGCGCTTGGGAAACCAACCAAATCAAAATATGTTGGGAACAACATAGTTTTTCTCTGATTTCCTTTTCCTTCTGCATTACCTTGCTCCAATTGTGCATTTAAGTAATAACGGTACAAAGCACCATTATCCACAATGAACGGATCGGATATCTTATTGATTTTTGCATCAATGGCCATCTTCACGTAAAGTTCATTAGTGTAATCAGCTGCTGGTATCTGTAAAGAATCAGAAGTAAATGTATAGGCCTCTGGATTTTTGTTATAACCAGCATTCGCTGATAAAAACAATAAAGATTGCACATTGATGTGCTCATCCAAAGCTTTCATTTTAGCCAATATTTTACGAGCAACAATTTCATCAATGGTATAACGGTTTCTCAACACATCATTCTCATTGATTTTGAAAGAAGCCGATTTGCATTTTGTCAAAGTGAAATTCTTTGAGTTCATGGCCACTTCCTCAGCGGTTAAATCACATACATCTTGGCAAGTTGCATCCAATTCTTCACCACAATTGTCTAGCCAAACGATTTTCACGTTGTTGCCTTCCAATTCTGGATTTTCAAGTTCGGTAATAATTCGGGTACGTCCTTTTTGACGTTCGGCAAGGGCCTTGATAGTTTCTGCATCCGCAGTGTACATATCAGTTTGGTTTTGGCTATCTGCCCAAACCTCCTCAGCTTTTAATATAATGTCGCATTGATCGGCGACTGATAAATCTGCCATAATATTTTTAATTTTAGATTAAACAATTAGCTTTTTATGACGCTGCTTGTTTATTCCACTCTTCCTTAACTTTTTGACGTTCCGCTAAAGGAATGCTGGTATCGGTTACGATTTTAGCATACTCAGCTTCTGTCTTTGGCATATTTGGTTTTGCAGGATCACCACCTGGAGGAGGATTGTTCCTATCATCAGCTTGCTTAAAGTCATAAAGCCCTTTAGCCTTATCTTGTACAAACTGTGAAAAGGAAATACCATGTCCGTGGTCATTTTCCAAACGTTTACCTTCTTTTAAAGGAATAAAATCATCATCTGCTTCTTGATAGTCCAAACCTTCCAACTCTTTAGTCAACCAATTTCTTTGGTTGTTTGCTTTAATCGGGTCTTCAGATAAAACTGGGTTCATCGAATCAAGAATGGAAAGTGCCTTTTTATAGACTTTGCTAAGGGTTTCCTTTTTGGAAAACTGCGAAATTTTACCTTCGTAGTCTTCTTTTAAAAGTCTCTCAGACTCTTTAAATGCCTTATCCTTATCATTCAACAATTTTATGACAGATGGATGTGTCTTAATTTCATCTTCTGTCAATTTTGATGGGTCACCCTTAGCTTTTTTGGTATTGATTTCGATTACTTTGTTCACCAAATCGATACCTATAAGGTCATCTCCTTCAATGTTAAATTGCTCTTTGATTTCTTTTTCAAAGGCGGCACGTTCTTCTTTTTTAGCTTTGGAATAACCTTCATTAAATTTATCCTTACCGGTTTGTTTAATGGTCTGGATTCTGGTTTTATCTAAGTCTAGAAAAGTTGATTGAAATTCATTCTCTTTAAAATTGCTTTCATCTTCAGGAAGAAGTGTTGCAATGTCATCCTCTGAAACTTGGTATGCGGTTTTCAGCGCGGCCGCCAATGTTTGTCTTAATTTTGTGTACGACATATTTAATGATTATTTAGGCTCCTTTTTCGGGAGTTTGTTTTTCCTTATTTACCTCTTGGGCATCTTTAACATCAATGGATTTGGATTTAATGTCCGCTTCCTTTTTGGCAACTTCATTGTTTAATTTAGTTGCTGGCTTTTGTCTGAAAGCTTTCGGAAAGCGTTTCATGACTTTATCTGGGTCAGAAGCACTGACCTCTTTGCCTGTTTTTTTATTTACCAGCTTTGCCATTGTCTTGGGGTTTAGGAGTTTCTTTTAATTCAGCACCAGTACCTTTAAGTATTTCAATCTGTGCCTCAAGCTCGGAGATTTTAGAATCCTTTTCAGAAACCAAAGTTTTTAAACCTTCATTTTCTGATTTCAAAGTCTCATTGTCCGTAGATAGAGTAGAAACTTTGCCCTCAAGCTCGGAGATTTTAGAAGTCTCGATGCTTTTATCTTTCTCAAGAACCTCATCTGAGAGTTCAGAAGTCAAGCTCCAGCCATAAGTGGCTTTATTAGCTTTCATAGAATCCCATTGAGCCTTTGAGATGTCTTTTTTGTGACCATTTCTGGTAATGGAAACCGTGTTTTTACTGGTCTGTTTTGCCATGACTATAAAGTATTAAGTGATATAAATAAGTTATTGTCATGTTGTTGAGCCTGACAAGCTCCTGAAGTCCTACAAATATATAAAAAAGAATTTATTATGTTCTTTTTTTGATTATATTTGGAACCGATGTGATTCATAGCATATTTATTAGTTTAGTTGGGGGAAAAGCGACATATTAATTTATGTTGCTTTTTTTTGTATATTTGCAACAGCAGCCGTTTAAATACGTTATGCCATATACCCCAAGGTAGCCGATGCGTTCCGCTACCTTATTTTTTTGCCGAAACTTTCTATAAATGCCTTTTCATTTTTAACCTCTCTACGGCTCACTGATATCAAACCTCCTTTATAGAGCACCTGAATGGAAGTAATGTTTTTATTGGCCAACATACCGTTTCGTATACCCAATGTCAAATCCCTCTGTGAAATGGAACCTGTAACATCCAATATAATCTTATTGCTCTGTTGACCGGCTTCAATAATCCTGTTCTGAACCGTTAATCTATTTCCAGTGGTCAAGGTCTTAATCTCAACCATTTTAAAGGCATTTTTATTGAAGATGATACCATCAAGGTTTTTTGGTACCATACCATCATTTTTACCAATGGCCTTTTGCGGCATCACATAAAAATCCAATCCTCGGTCCAGGAGTTTTTTTATAGTATCAAGTTCCTTTCTGCCATGTGGAGTATTAAATTTATCGGCTTCACCTTTCGATTTATAAAGAGTTCCCTTGGTTGTTAGATACTCTTCAAAATCATACTTGTTCCTGAATGTTTGTATTTCTCTATCGCTCATTAATTTTCTGGAAACGCTCTTCAATCGGTTCATGGCCTCAACCAATCCACCAGTTAAATCTATATTTAAATTTCTAGCAGTTTCCTTGGCCAGGGTTTCAGTAATGCTATCGATTTTGGTATTCTTATTAATGGCATCAATGGTTTTCAGTTCCGGACGTAACACATAGGCAATCTCCTTGGCTATGTAATCAATGGTATGCCGGCAATTATAACCACCACGATCAATTACCCAGTTATAGGTTTCCTTATTATCAATGGCCGTTAAAGTTGGATCCTTTACCCAATCCTCGGCTTCATCGGTACTGTAAACTCCAGCATTTCTTTTAATGCAGAATGCCCTAGATGTTTTTATAAGCCCACCATTATAAATGAAATGGCTCAATCCCAATTTTTCGGCATATAGCGCTGAAGTGAATGAGTTCAACTGTGCATATACATCAAATGAAAAAGTCCTGTAATGTTTCTGCAACTCACCCAATCGTTTTTCATCACCTTCAATAAAATTCTTGATGCCACGTTTCAACGCTTCCGGGCCGGTACCTTTAAAAACTTCTTTGAATATGAATTTCTGAAGGTCGCTTTTAACTGCATTATCATCCAATATTCCAGACATATAACCTTCACGCAATAAGGTACCATCTTCATTGATGCCAAGCCTACGGTTCACTATCCATTTGATATCGTTAATCTGCAATGGATTTGCCTTAGCGGTTTTATTGTAGAATTCTCCATTATCAACAAGTATATTATCAATATCGGTTACAATGGATTTAATGAGGTCGTTCTTTGAAGTATTGGCGTAATTGCCGTATGCTTGATTGAAAAGTGATGCAGTTGTCTTGTCAAATTTCTCAATGATACGTCCACGCTCAACGTTTAGTTTCTGGACAAAGTGGGTAAGGAATGATTTTGTAAGCTGTGAAGAAGAATTCTTGATACGCTTTTCAACTTCATCAATAAGTTTCTCAAGCTTTATGGCCTTGAGATAGGAAAGTTTCTGTATTTCTTTAGGATTTGGCATTTATTATGATTCAACCACATTACCATATTTCTCCAAAATAGCCTTAGCAGCTCTAACATGGGCATGAATCATTTCAGATTTATTGGAATAGCCTTGTGTGGAACTGTCCAATATCCTTCCGTTCTCTTTGGCTACTACCCTTAATCGGTGTGCTCCTTTTTTGTCCTTGAATTCCTGAATTTCTGTTATCATATTGACTTCATAATTATTACAAACACGAATATTATTGCTATAAAAATTAAACAACCTAGATTATCGCCTATTTCATATTCATGCTTTATTTTTTGTGTTTTCATGACTTTACAATTTTAATAATGCCTCGCTGTTGCATTTTCTTTAAAACATTTTTTCTATTGAGAGCGGAGATATAAATGCAACCAGGCTTTTTAATGATTGTATTCGATTTTGTTGGCAATGGATCCATTATTAATTTTTTGGTACCATCTTTATTGACCTGTACTCCCAAACCGTTTGATGTAGGTTTACCAATTGGGTACATAATAAGATTTTCCTCAAACGTAGCCACTTCAATGGTTTGTTCCTTTACATTGATTTCAAAAATGGCATGGCCTTTAATTACTTTTTTACTTCCAATTAAAGCATTGTTTTTATCAATCTCCATTTGGCCAACAATAACCACTTTGTCATTTTCCTGTTGTTCTATGGGTAGTGGGTTCATAGATTATTGAATTAAATCTTCTTTATTGGTAGATAAGTAAATTGGTTGCATATGATTTCCAAATGTGGTTTGCTTAAACCATATCTCTCCAGTAGCATAGATTCTGTTGATTTCATCTTCAGTTAGTTTAAAGCAAAAGGTCATACTTCCTTCCTCTTTATTAAAATGTGCAGGTAACGTATTATACTCTGGTTGGTCTTTGGCTATTTCAACATTGACCTCTGGGAAATAAATGGCTTCCATAAAATATTTATTGTTTAGTTATTAGTTACTGCACTTCCGAATCGTTCCTTGAGATATTTTAAAATGTGAGGCTCTTGTTTAATACCTATCCAATCACCTTCTATAAATACACAAATGCTTTTATTTGGTAGCATTTCTGGTTCATCGTTAGGAATGTAGAATCCTGATATTTTTTCTACATCGAAATGAAAATCCCTAAACTCATTTTTTTCGCCCAAAGTTTCATCACCAGCTAACCAAATTTGTAATTTGTAAACAGTCATCTAAGCAATTTTTAAATCCAAATCCAAAGTCTTCACCTTACTGCTATTTATCTCTGTAATTATTAAATCAACTTTAGCTTTAATCAAATCCTTCTGTTTAACATAGGTCATATCATAAAAACCTTGGTTCTCGTTTTCAAGATCATCAAATATGCTATCAAAGTTGGCATACAATATCTGTTTGTATTGGGTGGTTAGATTGTTCATGATTATGTTCTGAATCTCAAAATCTGTCTTTCCTGAGAATGGGAAATGCTTATTTTTAATGGCAAGCTTGGCGCGTTCGCTTTGATCATCTGCATAAATGATATCGGCAATATCATTGTTAATGGATTCCCGAATGTATGATGAAGCTCCACTATCATTAGCGGTCTTCAGTTCCTCAAGCAACTGCTTCAATGATTTCAGTTTTAAATCACTTGGGAACTTATGCCAAATAATCACATCTTTATAGTTTCTATATAGCACAGTGAGCTTTACAAAGAACATCCAAACCTCGCTGAACTTATCTCCAAATGGGTGTAGGGTATCATAAACCGAATCCATATCAAATGTAGCTTCAGTGGCCGAATTGAATTGCACCTGCACAATGCTCTCACTATTGAAAACCTTACGCATGATTTTATCCTCAAGCTTATCGGCATATCTATCCAAGAATTCCATAACTCCTCCAGGGAAAGGTACGTATGTAGAAATGCCCGATACATCAACCATATCCTCTGGTCGTTTTGGCATTGGTATCTCTTGAATATCGGCACTTGTGGTATGAACTTTTTTACCTGTTCCTTTACATGCAAGGCATTCAGCAATGCCATCGCTCAATTTACCACCATTACAGCCCTTGGCTTCACAAACCGATACATAAGAAACCTGTTTTGGGAATGCATGCAACGTAATTGAAAGCTGAAGCTCTGATGATACCTTAATGAACTGCTCCAAAAGCGGCATGGCCTCATAATGGAAAGGATTTACGAATGTTTCTGATTTTGTGAAGATATCCTTTCTATAACCAACGCGCATCAATGGCACACGATTGCTTTTGTGGTTATAAGTGTAAACTGCATATTTCCTTTTGGTATTTGGATGAACCCAAATAACATCGTTAGCTTTTACGAATGGTTCTTTGATGTCTTCAGGAATGAGTTTATATTCAATAGTATCCATGTCTCCAAAAATGAGGAAGCGCTCAGCTTTATCATTACTATTGTCCTTTTTTTGAAACTCATAAAGAAGCTTTACAATTACCCAATTGGTTTTATCGTTCTTGATTTCATAATTAACAACGGCTTCGCTGGAATATTCAATAGGAAAGGTCTGTGGCTTTTCCTTCTTACCATCAAATGGATTAAAGGTAATCCAAAGCCAAGCATTAGGATCCGTGAAAGTAAGTGGTAAAAAACGCTCGCTTAAAAACTGGTCAACACCATTGTTATCGGACTCTCCATAAAATTTGACCAATGTTTCTTCTAAATCATTTACCACATTTGCATCTTTATGGTCAATAAGCTTCACCACTCTATTGGAACGAATCACTTTATTGAAAGGTTTCATGATTTGGGCACAGATGGAAGGCGTATAATGCTTGGTTAGGTTTTTTCTTTGCTCGAACAAATCATCATCTTCCCTTCTAACAAACTGCCTCAAATATTGATTCAAAGGATATTCTTCTTTGGATTTCCCGTCCCTGTCTTTAGTAGTTATAGGCTCATTCGTTATAAACGCTCTGTATTTTTGCGAAAGTTTTGTAACGTGTTCATAATGTCTATGGGTAGAATTATTAATGATGGTGCTTTCAATAATCTCTTTTAAGTCCATGGTGCTAGTTTTCACAAATTTATAAAAAGAATCTAATAAATTCTTTTTTATTTCTGGTAATAGTCGTCTAGCAGCTCACACACCAAATATTCCATAGCATCACTCGTATGTCCTATCTTTTCATACTTAAGTCCGGTTTCCTTATCTTTTTCCTGCTCCTTCAGTTTTCCGTCCAATCCTTCTTTAAGCCATTGCATGTCCTCAATAAGATATTTACAGCTCTCATCCATGATTAAAACAACCGTATAATCAAGACCGTTATATGGAATTATTAACTTTCTTTCAATGATTTTGTTAATAAAGTCCCTGCGGTTGAAAACTCCTTTATTTTTTCTTGGTACCTTATCTGAAGCTCTGGAAATAAAATCACTCAGTTCATCCCTAACAGTATCGAACTGTGTAAAATCACCGCTTCCTGCCTGTCTATAATCCCCAGATGCATCGCCATAGAAAAACACCATCGGGTCATCATCTTCATAATCATCCTTGAACCTTTTACAAACGGCGCCTGTGGAATTCTCCGGACTCGACAAACAATATTCCCTGAAGAAACGAATCTGGAACTCTAAAAATTCTTCCACCGGTTCTACCTGTGCGCATTCCAATGTCATGTATGGTTTGGCATTAAAATCGAAACTGATATGTATCGGCAATGTCTTGTTATAAACCACTGGCTTTACATGTACCAGTTTATTGAAGTTCATAAAGTAACTATCTCCAGTCCTCGCAAATGGATAGCCAAACACATATTTCAGGCCCTCATTTTCTGAAAGCTGGGATAGCCTTATCTCAATATAATTCTTAGGTAAGTTATGTGCATTCCAATAGGTGGAATAAATACAAACAGCTTGGTTGCCATTCTCATGATAATAATAATCCTTTGGGTTGGTTACCTTTTCATAGATTTCCTTTTCATACAATGGTAGCTGGAACATATCGGTCAACCATTTCACCACACCTACAGCTGGAGATGTATTTATGCAGCATGGGTTGAATGGTGTATAATTGGTTTGGTCTTCATAATCTTCCAAATAGGTAACAGATCCTGTATCATTTTGGTAAAATAAACCAGGTTGTGAAAGCCTGGCCAGAATAACCGCTTTCAAAGCCTCTTCCTTGGTGTCCTTGGTTTCATCGAGTTCAGCCCATCCAATCTCCTTACCGTCATGCGCCATATAATTGTCCAACGAAACGGCAAACACCACGGCTCCATTTTTAAAACTAATGATGCTCCTGTAATTGTCAAACTTATCAAACTGAATGAAATGTGATGGCGGATGTTTATGAATTACATAGTCACCGTTCGGATTGCCCTTTGTATCGAATTCAGTCAGCCCAAAATAATCCTTCCAAACCTTTTTAACGGCCACCAAAGTAGATTGTGTGAGCTGCATATAAGTATTTGCAGCTATCATGCCCCTAATCTTGGGAGCATTTGATACGTAGATGGCAGATTTAATGCCTATGTTATGTGATTTGCCAGAGCGTTGCCCGGCCATGTTTAGAGTAAGTGCCTTACGGCTCTTGAATACTTTTAATTGAGGTGTGTGTAGTTTAATAATCTCATTGCCCATTGTACTCTTGGATGATGACCTCTCGTTTTACCATAGTCAATGGCTTCTCAGGATTGCCCTCAAGAATATGCACCTTTGGTAGATCAATGCCTTTAAGTTTATTGATTTCCTTATCATATTCCAACAATACTTTTAGTCCAGCTGGTGTTCCCTTAAATTCCTGCTTCAGACTTCTTTTAGCTTGTTCCATTCTGGCAATTGCCAATAAACGGCTCTGTTCAACTTTAACACCAGGGAGTTTTTTCCAACTATTATATGCTTTTGCCACCAATCTTTGGGACTGTCTAACTGAAAGGTTCATTTCCTCTGATACCTTTCTGGCAATCAAATGGTCCTGGACTCCTTCAATAATCCAGCCTTGGATAGTAAATATCCTTTTCTCAAGCTCAATATTTGTGGCTCGGTTTTTCACTCAGGAAACATGGCATTTATAATCTCAATAAGGTCTTTTTGCTCTTGCATGACTGCACGAATCTTGGAAGCTTCATCCTCTCTCATTTTTTGAACCTCTACAGGGATATTGTCCAAGGATGCAGAACTAACCGCATTCAGTGCCTCAAGCTTGTTGGACAGTCTTTTTTGAAGCAGGTCTTTAATAGTTTTTACAGTTGATGCCATTACTTGCAGTTTTTCTTTATCACTGATGTTCTGTTCCATTTCCAATATTTAATAATTATTAATTTATAAAATTAACAATATTATTCTTTGGATAAGGTTTTGCTATGATTGACAATATTTTCCTTTGATTTTTAGTCAATGGAAAAACATATTTAATCTTTGATTTTCCTTTTATAATCTCGGCATTCTTATCTACATTGTCACGTAACCAACTTAAAGTAGATGTGCCGTATTTTTTATTAATAGATCTTCTATGGGTTAATTTTCCGTTTAAGAAAATGCCGCGTTCATTCGCTCTTTCATCAATATAAAACCAATTTGTGGCTTGATAAATAGTACCAATATGGCCTTGGTTTCTATCTGCAAAACTCACAACCACCTCAACTAAGGGAGCATCTTTTTTCAACATTTGCAATGACATGCCCAAAGCTTTTGATGTTGCTTCTTGTTTTCCATTTAATGCAACTCTAACCAGTTCTATTACTTGGCCTTGTACTAAATCAAACTCAGATGCTATTTGTGGATTGGCACCGTTGGAATATAAAATAACACCACACCACTCTCCAGCATCATTAAAAACAGAATATCCCAAACGTATTTGGGGCACTGCTTTAGCATAATGAAACATCATGCATGCATAACGAATCGCTTTTCCTGATGCTTTTTCCAGTCTCATAGTTCACCTTCACTTACTGAATATTTTATATTATCCAAATTGTTTTCCAAAATCCAATTATCTAAGTGATCCTTAAAATTTATCAATTGTTTTGAATTTTCAAAAGTAATTTTGATTGTTGGTGGATTGTTCTTTGCTTCTGAAGTAAACTCATCTGGGAAATCAAGTTGTTTAAAATCATCTACCAAGAATATTGGTAAATTAATTTCTGGCATTTCTGAAATGTTCAAATTAAACTTTTCGCCAAAGTCCAATAAACCCTGTTCTGTTATCCTGGCATAAACAGATGAATAAACCAAAACCAACTGAGCCGCTTCCTCAATGCTCTCACAATCCATAAAGGTTGCAGGTAACAAATTAGGTACTTTATAGCCTTGCTTTTCAACCTCTAATAAGTCAAGGAAACGATGCTTCCCATCAAGGCAATATATTTTATTATCATGTTCCCATACCTTAAACGGGTCAATGAACTGGTATTTTAAAATAGACCGTATTAGCTTTGTGTCGCCTTCTGGAAACCATTCCTTGAAATTTTCCTGCTGGATAAATTCCATCTCTTTCCATTTTACTTGGTCCGTTTTTATTACTCTTGAAGTTATTGTAAGTTCGCTCATGAAGTGGATATTGCCTTAAAATGACATTAATATAGAACAAATTTAATAAAAAGAAACTATTATGTTCTTTTTTGGATAAAGTTTACATTTTTATTCAAAGTTCTTATTTACAAGTTCATCCATTCGTTGAGTTTGTCATTTAACTCTATGCCAGTAACCAAAAAACCATCTTTGTACCAAGGACCACTACTTGTCTTTTCTCTATAATAACCTTGTTCTATTAACCACAATTGAAAATCATTTGACATTACTAAAAAAATTAATATCACTTTCAACAGTGACAGTTTTAAAAATTACTTCCTTTTGTTTTTCTGTTTTTGTCATTTCCTCATAAAATGATACGTTGCTCCTAATTTGGCTAATCTCGTACATTATGGAATCACACTCTTTAGAAGTTTCACAAAATGGCAGGTAGCGCAATAATCTATCTATCACATCTACCTGGGCCATCATGTATTCATGAAATGTCACTATTTTATTAATGACGGCATTATCAACATCAAGACTTCCTCTCCCTCTTCCAAACCATCAACGGGTGATAAAATACCTGCCCTATTTGGTTGGCTCATTTCAATCTGCACCTCCTTGCTGTGGATGTTCTTTAGCATATCGGCTAAAAAACGCGCATTGAAACCGATGTAAATGTCCTCTCCCTGATAATCACATGTCATGCGCTCCTCTGCCTTATTGCTATAGTCAATATCCTCTGCAGATATGTTCAGCTCAGCGCCTGAAATCTTTAATCGAATCTGATGGGATTCCCTGCTTGAGAATACCGATACGCAATTCACGGCATTTAAAAGTTGCATTTTATCTACAACCATTTTGTTCGGATTTTCTTTTGGAATCACAGCTTCAAAATTTGGGTATTTCCCATCTATCAAACGACATATCAATTCCGTATTTCCAAAACTATATTTAGCGTTTGAAATATTGTATTCAATAGTCACATCATCATACGTATCTGATAATATTCCTTTCAAAACATTCAATGGTTTTTTAGGCATTATGAATTCAACTGTTTGGCTACAATTTACATCCTCACGTTTATAACGCACCAATCTATGTGCATCCGTTGCTACAAATATTAATGCTTCCTTTGAAAATTTAAAGTAAACGCCAGTCATTATCGGTCTGAGGTCATCATTCCCTGTGGCAAATATGGTCTTGCTGATGGCTTCAGATAATACCTTGGATGGCAAAATGATTGTGGATGCCTTTTCAACTTCAACAGCTTTGGGATATTGGTTAGCATCCGAATATGCCGATACATAATTTCCTGTTAATGAAATGATTTCAACGGTATGGTTTTCTAAAAAATCAAATGTCAATGGTTGCTCCGGAAGTGTTTTTAATATATCAATGAACATTCTGGATGGTAATGCATAAGCTCCCGTTTTTCTTGATTCGATTTCCATAACACATGACATGGTACTATCCAGATCGGATGCCGTTATTTTTAGTTGGCCAATGGAAATCTCAAATAGGAAGTTTTCCAAAATCGGTAAAGGGTGGTTCATCTGGATGACACCGCTCAATATTTGTAGATTTTTTAATAATAGATTTTTGCTTAATGTGATTTTCATGATTTTTGTTTTTAACTAGCGATTAATTGATTTACTGATTCCTTTTTTTTTGCAATTGATTTTATGGTCTTTAAATTGCTGTTGACCAATTTCACGATGCGCTCGTTGTATTCCGTGGCTTTGTTTCCTTCACCGCGTGCCTGAACTATCTTCATGGATTTAAGAGATACTTCAATGGTCTCAATGGGCTTTTCGTTGATCCTGGCCGACAATACCAAAGAGTCCGGCTTTTCATAATACTCATTCGCAAATACACAATGTTTTAAGGCATCGCCCTCATCCATGAATTCCTGAACGCTTTCCAGAACCTTGACCGTTAACTCTCCATCGGAAAACTGGAGGCCTATAAATGCAGCTCTCATTTGCTTGTAATGCTTTTCGGCATCGGCTACCCTTTTTCTTTGGCGCTCAAGGTCCTGTCGCTTTTGGATAGTTCGTTTTTTTGCCACCAATCGGTCATGCTCTCGCTTCAGGTTTTTTGGGCACACATATTTTGAATTATGCAGATCCTTGTTGAAGTATCGTAACAGGTCCAAATAATCAATCCAGATGCCAGCATCTTTTACGATGTATTTATTCCTGATGCATATTTTTATGGATGGCCAATATCTTGTTATGGCACCTGAATTGTCTGGGCATTTATACATCAAACTGTATTGTTTTGCCTTGAAAAGTGTTTCTCCTTTTGGTGAACTATTGAAAATATTAATAAGTAATCGGTAATCCACATTGTGTTTGTGCTTTGTCAATCCATACTTATTGAACCTTGGCAACAATTCGGCACCAGGGCAAGTTATATGTGAATAATATCCACTATAGGAGCTTGATTGCCATATTGGTCGTCCATAATCCCTTATTTCATATCTAGTATCACTAAATCCATCTCCATATGAAGAATGAGTCCTGCCAACCATTACAACCTTGTTTTTGTCCCAATCTTTCCATTCCTCAAGCAGTGCTCTAAACCAATAAACTGGCGCTTTCTTTTTACTCATGTGTTTCCAACAAGAAAAATACCTGAAAACCTGAAAACGTCCCACAACCTGAGCTACTGAATAAATGATAATCCTTTTTGCCTTTCCACCGCTTTCAGTGTCAATAAAGGTCAATCTCTTTTTACAATGGGGGCATGTGGTTTTATTGGAAATGCCAGTTTTCTTGTTCAATGGCTTTTCAGGTTTCCATAAATGGTTACATTCCATACAAACAAAATTTTTGTAATGTCTGGTAAAGTAAAACTGATGGTTGGATATCACGAATGGTTCCTGTTCCTTTGGCATTGGAAGCTGTTTATGCAAATCCCAAACCTCAAATTGCAGTTTAGTCTTTGGTCTCATAATTCATCGAATAAAGAAGGATTATCACTCGCTTTTTCTTCCACCTTGGCTTTTTTAGCTTTTAGTGGCTTTTGGCGAATCTTTTGTTTTTCCTCAGCAACAACACTATCAAGCGCTTTTTGTTTGGCAGTCTCAATATCATCAACTGATAGTTCTACTTTATGATTCACCACCACGGTTGAGTTAATTTTTTTGCCCGGCTTCAAATTATCCTCATCATAATAATGCACCGCCATGCCAAATATTTCATCATCCGTAAAGCCGTTGCAACCTGAGGACTGAACCTGGTTCAATATGTAGGTAATGCAATCGTCAATGTTCTTGTTTTCCTTTTTTAGCGTTTCGGCAAACAGTTCATCTTTGCTCCCTAACTGCTGAAGATGTTCCTCGATTGTTTTTTTTAAATTCTCTGTTGATTTCATGATTTATAGATTTAATTAATTATTATTTGCACATGCACTGCATAGATCCTCATCTACCCAATAACAAGGATATCCCGTTTTTTGAATACATTGTTTGCAATTATCATCTGTACAACCGCACACTCTACACACTTGGTCTTCCATAGTTTTAATCTTTATATCCTATAGCTGTTAAATTGGCTGGAGCACACAAAAGGTTTTCTCCGGTTTCCTTAAATTGTTCGTCTATGATTTTAACCTGAAGCTTTTCAGCATTCAAATCTTCATTGGTATCATAGTACACATAGCCTTTTCTGCCTGTTTGGGTTTGAACTATTAATGCTTTTCTCATTTTTTATCAATTATAAAATTTTGCCTAAGCAATTCATCCGCAGTGGCTTTTACACAGTTATTACATTGTTTCTGGCATTTTTTATTGATGGCACCATTCTGGAACAGCCTGCAATAATCCTTTTGTATTTCAGGATCCGCAATATTCAAGAGCCTTAGTAAGTCGGTCTCAAAACTCTTGTAGGTGTTAGCCGTATATCGCAACACGCGCCAACCGTTTACCAGTGCCAGATTGTATTTTTCAATATCCTTGTTGAAGCCGCTTATGGTGGTATGCCCTGATTTTGTTGCATGGATACCTTCATATTCCACGGCAATTTTTAAAGATGGAATAGCATAATCAAAACGGAATTTCCTAACATCATCAAATTGGTACTCGGTTACAAATGCTTCATAAAACCCGTTGCGTTTATACATTTCAAGCCAAAGCTCTATGTATTTTTTTTCAATGGAAATCTTAACGATTTTTTGCTTAGGTTTTTTAAATCCCTCGAATTCGAGGGGTTTAGAATCATCCACTTTCAAGCCCTTTACCTTCAGGTTCTGTAAATCTTTTTCGCTCCAGCTCATTGATATAAGATTTTAAACCCAAAAACACAATAATCATGGTCAATCCCAAATTGACCACCATGAAGGATATAGGTTATTTCTATGTCGATAGGATTATTTGTTTCATGTGGGCTATCTGGATTAAAATATTCCAATGTAACTTGATCACCAACTTGAAAATCCCTGTCATTTTTTCTAACTTCAAATGTTTTTTTATTATCTGCAATTCTCCAGAAATATCTTGGTAATGTTTTTAAAGTATGTCTCATGATTTAATCAATTTTAATGTTTCACTTCTACTCATTGTTTTTCTAATACCCTCCTGGTTCACCACCGTATCAATAGCGCTTAATACTTTTGCATCTTTACCATACTCGGTTTTTACGATCGTGTATGCTCTGCCCTTACTTGTTGTAAAATGGCAGGATTTAAGGCTGCTCATTCCCTAAAACTTTCACCTTCCCATTTAATGATATTGAACATTTCAGGTAGTCTGTCTCCAATCAATATCCCATAGCGTTCAGCTAATTCCCCAGGAGATTTATTTGTTGTTACAAATGTTTTGGCATTGTTTCTGTTACGTTCAAAAATCAACTCTCCCAAAAGTTCAAAACTCAAAAATGCTTTTTTCTCATAACCCAAATCATCAATATACAAGGGCCTGTGATGAAAATTTCTTATATCGAAATTGCTATCATCCGTCTTGACCGATCTCATGTAATCCTCAACAAGTGAAACACTAGAAACACTTTTGAAACGCATCCTTAAAAACCCTTTTGTTTTATATAAATCTTGTCCAGAATTATGTATTACATCAAACAATTTTGATTTTCCAACGCCATGATTACCAAAAAGCATAATGCCTTTTTTTAGGTCTGGTTTAGAAATTATGAGACCATCATCATTAAAATCATCAGAGCCCCTAAAATATCTCATGAGCGTTCTTATAATTTTTTCATTTCTTTCATCTACCACATAGTCTTCAGGTTGATGGTTTACAAAAGAATCCCACAATGTTTTTTTAGATATCATTATCTCTTTTTTTTGATTTAAAAAATCAGTTCTGAAATTTGCTATCACAGCATTTAAATGCTGTGGTTCTACTCTCCTAACCATATTTTTCCAATTTGCTCATTACTTTTTGGTGGTCTGTTGACTTTTCGGGATTTGGTTTGTTGTTGTTTTCTAGATTCCTAGATTCCCAACCTCCCAATGCTTTTTTCCAATCCGCCATTTTGTTTTTTCCGATCATCCAATTTTTTGACTCATAAAAATTGTAAAATGAAACCGCGGACACGGTGGTATATTTTTTTTCTAAAATTTGATTTTTAATATCTTCAAGAGAGGGTGGTGAAAATTTTTTCACCCTACTCTTTGTTAATGGTTCTTTGTTTATTGTTAATTGTTTATCTATACTATCAATGCTTTCACCTGTGCTTTGTATAGTGCTTTCACTTTGCTTTGTTGCGTGCTTTATAAATGCTTTGTCAAGTGCTTTGTCAAGTGCTTTGTCAAATTCTGATAGGGCAATTATATTGCTGGAGTATTGGTTTTTGCTTCTCTCAATCATTTTTATAAATCCCCAATCGACCAATTCATTAAGTGATTTTATATAGGTATTATAAGATTTGATACCTATAGCTTCCATTGTCATAGATGATGGTAAACCAAACTTATCTTTCCAACCAAGCCTATTACAATGTTCAATTGCAAAAAAGTATATAGCTGAATGGTTTGGCTTTATTTTTTCTGGGTTCTCAAAACAGAAATCAAACCAATCCCTTGACAAATCGTATCCGTTCATAGCTTATTTTTCATTCTGGTTATTGCAGCCTTATATCCGCGTATTGAATGCCTTAATCCTTCATTTTCAATATTCACTTCCCGATATCTTTTACTTAACCATTGATTCTCTTCAATCAATTTTTTATATGGCTCTTCAATCTTTTCAAGACTATCCGCTATACGTTGTAAACAACCAACTTGCAATTGTTCATTGGTAGCATTTTTTTGATAAGTACCAGATGTATAATTTTTTCTAGATTCTTTTTTATAGTCTTCCATATCTTATTTTGTAAATAAACCGACCATATTATCAACAAAGCTCATTTCCATGGTATCCGTTGCTCCAGTAATCGTGTTGGCAGTATGCCGTTTATCCTGGATCATTTTATACAGATCTTCATCAATAGTCTTACTACCTAAAAAGTAGGTACACATCACATTGTTTTTTTGACCGATACGGTGTGCCCTGTCCTCGCATTGCACACAATCTGCATAAGTCCAAGGATATTCCACAAATGCCACACGTGATGAAGCTGTGAGCGTTATTCCAACTCCAGCGGCACGAATGTTACATACAATCAACTTGACTTCTGGATTGTTCTGAAAGGCATCAATATTGGCCTGTTTCTGTTCGGTGGTATCTCTACCCGTAACCGTTACGGAATTTGGGAACTCCTTCAACAGCTCATCAACAATGTCATGAAGCACACAAAATATGATGAGCTTCTCTCCAGATTCAGTAACCTCTTGAACAAACTCCTTCACCTCATTCAGTTTTCCAAGTGCAGAAATGCGTTTAAGTTCACCCATCTTAACCATAATCTCACCTCGCAATTTTCTTGCTATCTCAGCATCGGTACACCCTTTATCTGAAAGGAACTTTATAAAATCATTCTTTGCTTTATTGTATTCACCGCGAGTTGTAATATCACATAGAATGGTTTGGCGCTGTTTATCCGGAAGATCCTTGGCAACATCTTTTTTCTCGCGCCTGAAGAAACATCTTTCATTAAGAAAATAATTGAGCTCACGTAGGTTTGAAGCACCACGACCACCCTCACAGTATCGGCCCAAGAAACCTTTTCTACCACCAAAATCATTGAGCCTTCCCATGATGGCCAGCTGAGCAAATAAATCAATAGGTTTATTAACAACTGGCGTTCCAGTAAGCTCAATTACCCATTCCTTTTTTAAACAAACTTGCAATACTATTTTAGCCTGTTGAGTGGATGGATCCTTGGCGCGATGGCTCTCATCAATAATCACGGATTTAAAAAGCTTAATGCGCTCATCCATGACAAACTCACTGCTTGGCCTACCCTTTTTTGGCATCTGCTTCACAAAGAATTTTTTCAGGGATTCATAGTTGGTAATGAAAACATCGTTCATCCCTAGCTCATAAAATCGGTGCCAAGTATCCTTTACCTTATCATCAAGAACCATCGCTTTTTTGCCGGTCCACATAAACCATTCACGTTGCCAGTTTATTTTGGTTGATGATGGACAAATTACCAAACAAGGAAATGTCTGTTCATTTTGGTATTTATTGGCAACATAAAGCGTTCCTAAGCTCTGAAGTGTCTTTCCAAGACCTTGTTCATCACCATTGATGAAACGCTTTAACTGAAGTCCTCTGGCGATTCCCTGAAGCTGGTATGGTCTAGGCGTGAAACCGAGTTCGTTATGTTTGATATCAATTTCAAAGGATAGTTCCGGCATGGGTTTCAATTCCCCAACAACCTGTGGTTTTTGTGGTTCATATTCTTCCCAAGTTGCGCGGCATTTTACTTTGATATCCTCCATCTCCTTGAGATACCGTTTTGGTACCACCCATAGCTTACGTGTCCAATCGAACCGAGAACCATCCAGCATCTTAATCTGGTTGGTATGGTACTGCTGGAACTTGCCATAAGAAATGATGACGTGAAATTCTGTTGGATGAACTAATATTTGCATTTAATTTGCTCTTAAAATTTGATTTATTAATTATTAGCTGGCAGCCTGTTCCATTTGCTTTTGGAAATCATCAAAGTCATCCTCTTCCTTTTCATTGAACATTTCCATTTGTGCTTTAGGAGCTGTTTTGCCCTGCATGTATAAAAGCACTTCTTTTTTAAGTAGATCAACGGTTTCTACAAGTTCAGAATGGAATTTATAATCCTCATCCATGACCAAGGAATTACCAGGTGTTGAGAAATGTATTTCTTTATGGGTTTCTAGTTGTCTGGAACCGCTTATGTAGACCACTTCATCACCATGTTTTTCAACAATATTGAATTCTGAAATCCTGTATTTGAAAAAAGTATCGTCAATGGCAACTTCAGAATCACCCAGATAACTATCATAATTTTTAATGGCTTTCTCAATTAACTTTACATCCTTGACTTGCTCACAAATCAATGCGAAATGTGGAATCAGCTTTCTGAAGGCTATTCTTAAATCGTCGTGAATGGCGGCATCACTACTTGTTTTGATGGTGTTCTTAACATCTACATCTGTTTGTTCGAACTCATAGGAAAGAAACAAGCTTCCCCTGATTCCGGCTTTTTTAATTACAATTTGCATAATTGATTATTTATTTAGGTTAATAATTATTTTAAGGTGTTTGATTGAAAGCGGACATTTCCGCTTTTGCTTTACTTATTACGGTCCTGCACCATTCAATTTGATGTGTGCAGGACCTATTGACACGCTCGCACCAGTTGACTATATAGTTTTCATCAAAACATAGTGCATCAACATATTTGTTTGCAGTTGAAGCTGGCAGATCCACAATCTTTTTTAGTTCCAAAACAACCGAGCTCGTTAGCTTTCTATCCCTATGAATCTTGGCATCTGCCAATAACTTGCCGCTCCTGGCCATCTGTACAGCTAATTTGTTTCCCCTGTAAATCGCTTCATTTACATCTTCGGACATTTCTACCTCTAGATTTGTTTGGATTTCTTTGAGCTCTGTTTGGATTTGCTCCATAGTTGAAATGACTGTCATAATTCAAATAATTTAGCGCCAATGGTAACATACACACCATGCCTGTTTTTAACCTCCCAATCGAATATCTCTTGGTCATAAGCCTTGTCATAAGTGTACCTAAAGCCGCCGTAAAAAGTATCGTTAATGTTTCTGGTGACCTTTATTTCAAGTCCAGGATTAACCCTAAAGGCTTTTCCTGATTCGATTGTCCTGTAAACCTTTGAAGCTCGAAAGCCTACATAATAATCCCACTCCTCCCAATAGCCTGAAACCATTCTCAAACCAACGGCACCAGTGTAAGCGGAATAACCACCATATAATGTTGGAAACCCTTCGTATCCGACTTTAATCTCAACACCAACCAAATTGCCAATGGCGCTTTTTATCCCTGCCTCTATATGAAAGTTCAATCCATAATCATCAAGAATGTTTTTTTGGCTGTCACTGGGCATTTTATCTGCCCAATCTAAGTTTACGGTTAAAACAAAGTGTTCCTGTTCAGGTGTTCTTAAACCCTGTTGACCACTGCATTCATCATAAGAAAATACCAAGATGAACATGACTATTAGAATGATATATTTTTTCATTTCCTTGAGATTATTTTTAAGTTTGAAGGTTTCAGCATTATTGCCTCTTTATTGCCACCGAATTTTACATGAACATATTTTTCATCATATCCTACCAGAATACCAATTTGGTTATCGAACTTATCCACATACAAAAGAGGTTTTCCTAAATCCTTTTTGGTTATTTCACCAATAATCAAATCAGAATAATTTAATTCTATGTTCATTGGTTTACCTTAGTTAAATTGGTTTCCATCCACTCCAGCATTTCCTGGGCGTTTTTAAAATCTTGATGTTTGGCATCCATCAAGAAAATACAGGACTCACCATTAGGGTAAATTTCTATACCGTATATTTCCTCCTGAAATTGATTCTGTATTGAGGCCAAAGCGTTGATTGCGTCTTGTAACATTTCTATTTTATTAATTATTAATTGCGAATAGTGACCACCATTTAAAGGCCAGTTCGTTATACTTTTTTACTCCTTGTTCAAATAATTCATCACCTCGTCTAATGGGCACTTTAAAGACCTTGAAATTCTTTTTGCTTATTCCAATGATGACATCCTTATCACTTCCGGCAATGTTCATGTACCATGCACGTTGGCGATCATAATCAAAGAACCTCACAGCATCCTCAAACTGTTTTTGGGACGTAGCTGCCGTACTCTTGATGTCGCCACCATAACCCAATCGTGATGACCATAAATCCCACTTGCAACGGGTATCCAGTTCAAAATCGACTCCTTCAAAATGAAAGGTTTGTTTTTTGGTCATCACGGTTTGGCAATCAGATACCTTTAGCAATGAAGCTGAGAGCTCATCTTTAAGAAATGACTTTCTCATCACTATAGCAGATGCAAAATCCTTTTCGTCATATTTAATCCCATCAACCGTGTGTTGATAGAAATCCAATTTATGAGGCTCTGTAATAATGGCATCCACCAAGGTCCCGAACTTATAGGCTTTGTCCTTGTCCACTTTTAGCTTCTCTGGCTGATAGTATTCCTTTATCCAACTCAAGTCTGAATTTGAAACCTCCGAACGTTCGAAATATGGGTCTTGGTTATAGTTCATTACTTTCTATTTACAGCCTTGTAAACCGCTTCATATTTCAAATACTTAGAAGATATCATGTCACCATCCTTATGGGCAGATTTCTCGCAAAATGCCTTCATCTGGCCAATGGATTTCTTTTCAATCTCATCAATGGTGCATTTGGCACCTTCGCGTTCAAACCAGAAAGTGAATATTTCTACTGCTCCAGCTTGATGAAGTATTTTAATTTCATAACCAGATCGTGTCTCTGGTCCTTTTGCATCAAAAGCAGTAAGATTATCCATCACGGCATCAGCTTTTTGTGCCTCGGCATTCACTTTTAAATCCTGCTCCTTTTTTTGTTTATCTGCAGCAGCATCATCAGCAATCTTTTTCTTTTCAGCATCTTCCCTCAGTTTCTTAGCATCCTCAATTTTCTTTTTCTCCTCTTCATTGGCCTTGGCCAATTCTTCAAGTTCATTTTTAAGGCTTGGAAGTTTTTCAATGAGCTCATTTATAAATGCCTTCAGCTCACCTTCAACTATAGCAGCTATCAAATTGAAATCTTGTTTGTCCTTAATCTCTTCGGTAAATGAACCTGCTTCATCAAGAGTGATATGTTTTGGTTCCAATTTTGGTACAAAATCAATCCAATGGGCTTTATGGTACACCGGTTCCAGTCCCTTGAGGGCTTTGGATTTGGCATCGAATGTTTCAAGTGTAATATCATTGAAAGTTTCCTGAAGCTTTTCCTTTCGTGAAGTGATATGGTCACGAACATAATTTGACAGTTGGGATTCAATTTCAGTTTTAATCTCAATCCGCTCTTTCTCCTGGTCAAGCTTCTTTTGGGCTTCCAATTTTTGGCGTTCTTTTTCTGCCTCCAGCTTTTTCACATAAGCATTCCTGTGTGATTGGATTATGAATGGTACTGAACCATCTTTTTTGATGTCAAGGTCATTTTCTGAATTTGTGAATTCCTTTTTAATCTGGTCGAACAGCTGAGTGATGGGCTTTCTGGATTCCTCCATTTCCTTTTTGGCATCCCGGCAATTCACCAAATATTTATTGCATCTAGTGTCTAGTGTTTCATCAAGGCCACCCGCTTTGTTAATTGCCTCAAGTATATTTTTTCCAACCACCAAGGCCTTTTCTGCCCGTGATTTGTTTACCGTCAATATTTCACCGCCATTTTTAGCGACGTCATTTAATTGTGTTGTTGTGATTAATCCTTCCATGATTCTAGTTTATAAGATTAAAAAGTATCATCATCATCGGTTTTCACTGTATCAACCGGTTGATGTTCGTTGGCCACATCCTCAAAATCTGAATAATGGTCATCAGGGGTCATTTTATTGGGAGTAAGCGCTTCAATCTCATCAGGATCTGCATCAATCTCAATATTCGCAAAAGTGTCCGCATCAGCTGGTATGCTCCCAGTTGCCCAACATTTCTCCTGGGCCGCATGTTTTACTATTTTTGTTCTTAGGAAATTTGGCTCAGGATTTGTGCCATTAACTATTCCATTGTCCCAAAGTGATTCTGATAAATATGGGCCATTCTGACCTGTTTTTTGTATCGTCTTTGGGTTTGGGGATTTCTTTCTCCATGATTCCCAGTCAGACCTTCTATAGATGAAAAATCTATCTGTGCCTTTTGAATCAACCACAAATCTTACATAACCGGCAACCATATTCTCTGTAGTGAATTTTTCAACATGCTTCACAACACGTCCGTTTTCAACTTCAAAGACATCGCCTTCATATACTATTTTAGCCTGCTCTGCAAATTGAATTTGTTTAGTTCTTTTTAGCCTTCTTATATGGGCCCCAGCTTGTCTCCATAAATGGGCATTGCCTTTAATGGGAAGTAAGTACACCTCATTATCCTGTGGGTCTAAACTATAACCGTTTACTGCAGCAGTTACAAAACATGCATATAAACTGAATGAATCTGCTTTCTTTAACAGATCGCTAGCAGCTATTTGCTGGTTGAAGTGTACTAACTGGCGGTGGTACATCAGTTCACCGGAGTCACTACCGTGGCAACGGTTGTAATTGTCAACGAATTTCTCCCTAACAAAGTCCAGGGATGCAATCTGCATTGGCGGTGTCGCTTTTAGGGTTTCAATGATTTGATTTTTGCTCATTTTAAAATTTGATTTTGATTATTAAAATTTAACTATATTTGCATTGCTCAAGCCCTTATACGGCTTAAAAATTTGATTTAAGAACCGCTTTAAAAGGCGGTTTTTTTAGCTAAATGAGGTATTTCTCCTTCTGCAATAGCTCTCCCTTATGTACTCAGCTTTCTTTTTTTCCCATTCCAGTCTTGTTTGGGTAAAAGCCGTAATCTCAAAAACACTGTGCCAAGGCTTTTCCCTATCAATAATGACCTCCAGATCATTGTTCAAATGGTTTTTAATATTCTCTAAATCTGATTCACTATTTATTCTAACCAACCCATCACTTGTAGCATATGGTAGTATGCTATCTCCTTGAAACACATTAGTTCCGAATAATAGATTGCCTATGGTGGTATTAATTGGTTTCATGATTTAATTTTCTGTTATAGTTGGAAATTCTGGTTCCGTTTCATTTCGCTCAATGAATTCTTTCATTGCTTTTATCATGTCAGGCCTTTGGCAATTGCCCACATAATTGACCATTCCCTTATCGGTGTTCACATCAAAAGTTAATAAGGCAAAACCAACCTCATTTTTTTTCCTGCCCTTTTCTTCGTGAATGAGATAATTAACCATTTCGGCTATTTCTCTCATTTCTATCGCTCCTACTTTTATGCTCATTGATTTAGAATTTATAGATTTAAAATTTTGATTAACTTTGTGAAAAAGAGCGGATGTTGCGGCAAGCTCAAGGTTACTCTCACACAACCAGAAACTCTAGGAAACTCTCTCATTTATTTAGTTTTGCAAGTCCGCCCCTTTGTTGTATTTCATTAATGCATTTTTGGGTTTGAAGTTTATTTTGGGTTTTTTCTTGACCTTTTTGTTCCAACCTCACCTCATAAAAAAAGTCTTCCATAAACCTTTTCTCATGCATGTCCAGATCACAGTACATTTTATTGTTGACCGTCCATTTACCATCAACCTTTTTTATTTCAATTTTCATTATTGACCTTTTGATTGTATTCGTGAATGGTAGATTGTATAAGCATATAAAGTGGATTTTCATCTCTATGTGATGAAAAATCAATCATCTTATAAGTTTGATTTTCAAATACTGGCATACGCCTGTTTAACATGTAAAGCACATCCTGAACATCCAACAACATGTGGTAGAAATCAGCCAACTGTTCATCAGTTTGAACAATTTCATGTTGTTCGTATAGGTTCCACATCTCTAAATTGATAAGTGGATTGCCAACTTCTATTTTCTTAAGATTTTTTAGTAACTTTGCCATAAGTTCTGATTTTGATTAGATTGGAATTTATAGATTTTAAACACCCTCCCTAAAGGGTGTTTTTTGTTTCAATGCTAAATGGACTGCCACAGTCAATAATGAAATCACTAATGTTTTCATCTGATTTTGATATCTTGAACAACTGGTCCTGGATCAACCTTTCCACGGTATTTGATTTTATCATCTTTTCAATGCGTGCTTAAATCTCCTATCAATTATCTGTTGTTGCTGTTGTAGCGAGAACACTTGAGATTTAGAGCTGCCCGAACCACCAGACAGCTCCGCTTTCAACTCCGCAGCATCATCTAATAATCGGTGCGCGTTAGCCTCAATTTTTTCAAGTTTTCTTATGATTTCAGCGTTTTTCATAGCGCCTGAATTTTATTGTTCCTGTCGTTAACGGCATCGGTAACACGTTTCGATGCTATCTTTATCTCCTCCAAGAGCTTTAATATAATCGCATCATCTTTCCTTCCATTGCCAACTATATCAAGCACGTTTTGTCTTGTATAGCCAAACTCATCAAAAATGATGGCCTTAGCGCCATAGGGTATCTTTTCCCAAGCCAATTGTAATTTTTCATGATTCGTTTTTTCAACCGTTGCTTCCATTTTACTTTTTTGATTTTAATGCTTCAGCTCCAGGCTTTCGGTAACCAACCAAACCAATCACCCGAAGCTTTGCATATTTGCTATTATTCAGTTAATAATTCTCTATATATTTTAAATGTTCTGGGCTTGAAACTGTTGTTTGCTCGCCTCATGTCAATGTTATAGTTGTCCGTGCATATAAATATCTGAAGTCCCAAAAAGAAGGTGGCTGCAATGGTCCTGAAAAACTGTTTTGGCTCATCCAATGAGAGGATGAAGATCCTGGCAATGTCAACATTGCTCCTGGCACCCGTTTTTTTCTTAATGTTCTTTACATGGGTCTCAACGGTATGAGTTGAAATAAAAAGCCTATTAGCAATTTCCTTAAAGGTGTAACCCTTGGTTACCTCTAGCATTATCTCCTCTTCCCTATTAGTAATTTGTTTTTCTGTCAGTACCATCCCTAATTATTGGTATTATTCGTTCTTTTATTTTGTGCAAAGCCTTTTATTTCGTTATTTTGACCTAACAACATGACAAATATATAGATTATCTATAATTAATATAGATATAAACTGTTAATATTATGTTAAAATATAGATTATGTTTAATAATCAAAGGTTTCGAAACCTAAGAAAGGAATTAAAATTTACTCAAAAAGAGTTGTCAGAAGTACTGGGAATAAAGCAAGGAAGCTTATCAGATATTGAAAGAGGTAAGGTTAATGATTTGTCGACTTCTATAAAAAATATATTAAAAGAAAAGTATAACGTGAATATAGATTATCTATATGATAAAACAGATTCTATTTTTTTTAATAATTATAAACAACCAGAAATTAATCATGTTGTAAACGAAGAAAATATTGAAACCAAGGAAGAGTTAAGAGCGCATTTTGAGAACTTATTGAAAAAAGTTAACAAAACCATTGCCAAACTTGAAGTTGAAGCAAGTGAAATTGATGCCCTCAAAGAACTAAAGGAATTTATAGTTTTAAAGAACGAGATTCAAAAGGAACTGGATTCGCTCTAAAGCTTCTCCTTAAACTTTTTTAATTTTTTGAACCTAGTGGATAACTTTATTAATAATGCTTGGTAATGGCGTTTTTTTAGTTTGTTGGTTTTCATGTTTTCAAAATTTTGAAATATAAAAGATAATAAAAACATATTTATGAGAAAATTGTACCTGTTGGCAGCATTGATATTATTGTCGTGTAATGAGACACCTTTTAAAAAACCTTTTGTAACACCATTAAACACAGTTGATTTATTGATAAAGAAATATGACAGTTTAATTACTTATGCAAAAAATGAGCCTCTTAAAGACGAATTTAATGATGAATTTAAGAGAATGTTATTGAAACATTTAGACTCTATATCATATTTTGAATGGAAAGGAACTTATGAATTTGATATGATTTATAGAGATGTTATTTATTATGAAGTGAGCATGTCCAAATACAAAATATCTGATGGTTATTTTAAAAATTCTAATCCCGAAAAAGATAAAATTATAAAGTCATTAACTGATGGAGATTCGGTAAAAATATATGGTAAATCCAAGAATTTAAACTTAGATAAAATGCCTGATTTATTTATTACTTACAGCTCTAAAAAGCCTGATATATTTATTGAAATCGATTCAATTGTCAAAATAAACCATAATTAAAAAACTTATAGTGATATTCAATTATGTCTAACAGTAATTTCGACTATGAGTTTAAAGAATAACAACATGAAAAAATTTATTTTAATCAACCTGTTTTTAATATCAACATCATTGTGTCAATCACAAACGGTAAATGACATACCGATTACAGAAATTGATGTTGAATATTTACAAATTGTAGGAACTTCAAGATTATTAAGCAATAAAGTATCAATAGAAATTGATTTCGGTCAACAATCAAAATTTTTCAGTTCAGGAAAAGAAACGCAAATTAAAGATGTTTCAGGCAAACCATTAATATTTAATTCAATGATTGATGCATTGAACTTTATGACATCCAATGGATATAGTTTTGTGCAGGCATATGCTTTTGCCGTGGATAACCAAAATGTATACCATTATTTGATGAAAAAAAGCATACCAAAATGAATACCCCAGAGGAGCGCATCATATATTTTATTGATTATCTAAAGGAATCGGGGGAAATTAAATTCCGTGAGGATCTATTTCAAAAAGTTGGCATTCGCAGGCAATATTACAATTCCGTCAGAAATGGAAAAAACCGCTTTACAACCACTCAGATATTGGCGCTGTGCAAGCATTACCCATTAAATGCCAATTGGGTCTTTGCCATAGAAAAGAACATGTTAAGACAAAATAAAAAAGGACACACACCATAAAAAATCACAGAAATAATAAGAATATCGATTAATCAAAACACTGATAAACAATGTTTTAAGTTTTCAAAAATTAAGTGACATCCCCTGAAAATCCTTGTGTCCCTGGTTCGATTCCTGGAGATACCACTAATAAAAATTCCTTGAAAGCCCCTGTTAATTCAGGGGTTTTTCTAAAAAACAAAAAACTTTCAACATCGTAGTGTTCATTAAACGGTCATAAAAACGGTTATAGAACATGATACTACTTCCACACGGTTGCAGCTGCAGCATACCTTCAGTAAATCCAAAAAATTGGAAAACTGGCGGACAATCACTTTTAAAAAAACATTGGAAAATACATTATTATTTTCGGGATCCACAGTTTAAGGACAAATATCCCTATGGAAAGCAGATACCTATAAAGGGAATGAACCGTTTCAAAACCATTGAAGAGCGAAGGACATCCACCCAGATACTCATTGATGAAGAGCTCTATATGCTAAAGGTCAAAGGTTATAATCCAA